GTATTATCTGGAATAGCTTGATAACTATTATTAGAAAATATATAATTGGTAACTTTTTTAATATATTCAAGATTATTTTTATCAGAATTATAATCTCTTAATAAAGATTCAAATACACCTCTTGTGACATATTCATATTTTATTCTATTTTTATTCATATTGTCAAAAACTCATATAACTCTTTTAATTTTTTATAATCTTTATGATCTTCTTTAATACATTTTATTATTTCAGGATTATAATATAATAATCTTGATAATATATCATAATTTAATAAACTTTGATGTTTTAATAATAATGTATTTTTAATAATAATTTCATGATTATCAAAAACTTCAGCAGGAGCAGGTATAAATGTATAATCATTAAAACTTAATATATAATTAAATAGGGTATCAATATTATCTTTTTTATATTTAGTTATATTATTAATTATATTCATACTGTCAAAAACTCATATAATTCTTTTAATTCTTTTTTATGTGGATGATCTTCTTTAATAATTATATATTTATAATATTTAGGATTTAAATATATTAACCATTGGTACATATTAAAAGATAATGATTGATTAGAAGTTATTAAAAATGTTTTCATTAATATATGATTTTTCTTCTTTTGAAATAATAATTGCAATATATCTTCTGGAATAAAATCATCATATAATATATTTAATAATTCAATAAACATTTGATCATATATTCTAATATCATTTAATATCATAATTATATTTTTCTGTATATCATAATTATATTCTTGAAAATTTTGTCCATATTGAGTATTATTTTGAATGTAATTTAAAAATTTTTGTTTTGCAAATTGAACGTGCATTCGATAATTCTCTGTAATAAAATTTTGCATAGCATCCCATTGTGTTTTATTCATATTATTTCCTTTTTAAATTATAAAAGATTATTTATATTATTTATATATTAAATTTGACAATATTAAATAAAAATAGGATATTTGATCATGTCTATTTATTGTAAAGATTGTTCTGAATTAATAACGAAAATAAATAAGTTTGGTGTAACTAGTTATTGTAAAAAATTTAATGAATATTTAAGAGAAGTCCCAATGGATAATAATATTATTAAATATCCAATTAAATGTTTAGAATGTATTAATCAAGAAAATAAAAAAAGGTTAAATTATGTTTTCAGTAAATAAATTATTTGAATTTACAGAAGAGACTCAAGAAAGAAAATCAGTTCAAAGTTTTTTAAATAAAACAAATCCAGAACCAAATTTAAATGACAATTATAAATCTAAATTTAATGAAATAACTATTTTATGTAATAATGCGACGGCATATGAATCGTTAGTTCCTCTTTTAAAATATATTGCAAGAAATGGAAATCCTGGTCATTCTTTTGATATAATTGTTGATCCAGATAGTTCAGAAAATAAAAGATCTTTTGAATTTGATGGTGATGGATCTCATTATATTAAAGAAATAACATTAAATTCTATTGATGTTGACAAGATTATCAAAGGTAAATAAATGGTATATTATATACTTATAATTTTAAATATAATTGCATTTGTTGCAGTAGTTGATATGCTATTTGCTTGTGCATATTTAGGGTGGTTTCAATTTATAAAAATAAAAAAATTATAAATATTATTATTCTTTTGGAGATTATTATGGACCAAAATAGATTATTCAGAATGATTGAAGAAAATCGACCATATAATAAATTTCCATATATCTGTTCTTCTGGTGAATCTGTTATTGGTATTGGAAGACCTTTGTGTAATGGTGTTCGATATAGTGAAGCAAGATTTATGCTTAAAAATGATATAGACCAATGTCGTTGGGATCTTCAAAAAATATTTATAGGTCAATTTGATATTTTACCCGATCTAATTCAAGAAGTTTTATTATATATGAGTTTTCATTTAGGTTTAGATAAATTTCAAGAATTTAAAAAATTTATTAATGCTATTAAGAGATGGGATTTTGATTATGCATCTGATGAATTATTAAATTCTAAATGGGCAAAACAAAAGCCTGGATTAGTTAAAAAATTAGCGAATACAATACGATTTGGATGGAGATAATTTATGGCATACTATGATTATAAAGATCAATGCGGTAATTGGAATTATTCAGATAATAAGACTAAATTAGAAGAACAAGAGGCAATATTAAATTTAAAAAAAGAATTATTAGATAAATGTGAACCAGTTTCACCTCATTTTTCTAAGACAATTGATAAACATTTTTGGGAATTATTTTAATTAAATAATCTAAATCTTGTCGCTTTCAAAAATAAAAATCTAATTAACAAAAGAAGGAAATATAAAAATAATCTTATGATTCAAATACATAATTTTTATTCAGATTTATTATTGTCTATTCGATCTCTTTTTGATACTCAAATATTTTCTTCTAATTTCATTAAACATTACTCATTTAACATGGCAAACAGAACTTTCGAATTATCAAAAAGAGATTATAAACCAAATAGAGCATTGCCGGCAATTATTATTAATTTATTGACTGAAGAGTATACCTTTGGAGAAAGACCAACAAATATTAGTCAAAGTAAATTACCAAATATTAACCAAATTCCTGTATTATATGATCAAGAATCAAATAATATTATATACACACAGGAAGAACATACAACAGTATCTATTAATGTAAATATAAATTGTGAAAGTCAATTTCAAGCAAAGGAAGTTGAATTTCATGTTAAAAGATTTTTACCATTAACTAAATATACAAATATATTATCATTTACTTCATTTTTAGAAATAAATAATCAATACTTATTAAATATAGGTATAGACCCAAATGATAGGCAAATAACTAATTTATTTGTTAAGTTAAATAAAAATCTAGGTCGTCTTGAGTATTGTTATTCAATGTTTTACAATCCAAGTATAAGATTAGATTCTATTGATTCATCTATCTCGACAAGTTCTCAACAATCATTTACAGTATCTTTGACTCTTTCTTTAATGATTCAAGTCCCATTATATATCTTTTCAGAAAAAGAAACTGGAACAATTGAACGAATTAATGTTGATTTTACAAGAATCGGAAATGATCCAATTACAATAAATTCAACAAGATCATTTATTAAAGATACAAATGATTATTTACTATTATCAGAATCAACAAAGAATATAAAAGCAAATCTCTTATTATTTAATCTTCTTGAAGATAATAATTTGACATCTCTTACAGTTAATGATATTGATTATAAATTATTTGAAGTATATATTCCTGAAAAAGATTTAGTTTTACAAGAGAATTTTATATTTAGAATCTTTGATATAAGAAATCAAATACATGACATAACACCAACATTAATTGATACTGATATTAATACCGTAAAGTTTCAAGTTACAGACGAAGATTATCAAAATTATTATAATGCTTCGTTAACAACACCCATTATTTTACAGATTATTGAAAATTTAGAATAATATTTTATTGTTATTTTAAATATTTGATAGTTATTTATTTAATTTTAAAATTTTTATAGGAGTTTTAACATTATGTCCGCATTAATTGCACTGATGAAAGATGAAGATTTAACTGCTGTTTTCGAAAACGTATTCATGGAATCTGCTGCAGAGATTTTAGCTGGTTTAAGTGATGATGATCTTGAAAAAGTCGCTCAGTATGTAGCTATGTTAAAAGAAAAGAAAGTTAAACCTGCAGATGAAGCAGAAATTTCTGAAACATTAGTTCCTGTTCTTGAGCATAATGCTGCTCTGTATGGAACTTTTTTATATGAATCTGTTGAAGAAGAATTGACTGATGAAGAAGCTAAAAAATTATTAGAAACTGTTCGTGAGCATTTTGGTCGTGAATTTATTATTGAAGCAATGTCCCCTGAGAATAAAGCTCGTCTGAAGAAAGCAGCTAAGATTGCTGGTGGTGTAGGTGCTGCTGGTTTAGCTGCTGGTGCTGCTTATGCTAATAAAGATGATATTGCCAAAGGTGTTAAAAAAGCTGGAGATACAGTAAAGAATTTTGTGAGTGGTGATGGTAGTGGTGCTAAAGTAGCTGGTGATCGTCCTAATACTACTGCAGGAATGGTTAAACCTGTTGATGATCGACCTAATGCAACTAGAGATCAAACTCCAACAGCAGGTAATAGACCTAATACAACTGCCGCTAAAGATATTAGTAAACCTAAAGACTCAGTTGGTACTCTTAAAGAAAAATTAAAATGGTCTAGATAATTTATTAAATCTTAGGAGAAAATCATGTTATCAGTTTATCCTATTATGGAGGCTCTTTCTCCTGAAGGTAAAGCTAGATTAAAGAAAAGTGCTATTGGTACTGGTTTTATAGCTGCAGGTGCAGAAACTGTTGGTAAAGTTGGTCAAAAAATAAATACAAACAAAGTAAATTTAAAAATAAGAGAAGTACCACATGGGCCAAGAGATAATGAAACTTGGCGTCAAGCAAGTAAGTTTATTAATGATAAAGAAGAAAAAGCAGAAGCTTTTAGAAAAATTCGACCAACTCAAATAATTAAATCAGCTATCGATAAATATCAAGACAATAAATAATCATTTTAAATTTTTAAAAAGATTTAAAGGAGTAAATAATAATGGCATTAGACATTAATAAAATCATTCGTGAAAGCATTAATGAAACAGTAATTGATCCGGAAACTGATGATCCTGATAAAAAGACTAAAGTAGTTGTAGAAACTGCTACTGATCAGGCAGTAGACACTGGTGCGGCAGAAACTGCAACAGATGATGTTGCTGGTGATGCAAATAAAATGTGTGTTGCATCTGCAATATCTGCAGGTCTTGGTGCAATGACTCTTCGAAATCATCTTCGGACGATTAAATAAAAATATTTTTAAATAATATTATAAATTTTAAAATTTCAACATATGGAGATTTTACACATGAGTATTTTAGATACCATTTTTGAGAATGAAGATTTCAAAAATTATATGACCGAGAATGAAGAAGTAATGACTGAAGCTGAAGGAATGATTAATGACTTTCCTAAAGTTCTGAAATCATTCGTTCTTGGTAACCCGAAAGAATTCTTAGCAGAGAATGAAGATCAGACTCGTAAGAATATTAAAGTTTTTGCTGAAGTAGCAACTGCTCAGTATATTCAGGAAGTTTCTTCCATGCTGGCAGAATCAATTGAAGTTCCTGAAGTAAAGGATGCTTTGACTGAAAATAGTGCTATTGCTGCTTATCTCTAATTAGTTAAGGGTAGGACAGAATAATAAGTATAAAATTATTCTGTCCTATTCTTTTAACAGTAAGAAATTTCAAATTTTATATATAAATAAAAATTTGGAATAAATCTTAGAAAGAGATAAAAGGTGATATAATGGCTGATAAAGAACAAGTTGCAGATGTTATTAAAAAAGTTGGATCTGCTGTAAAAGATCATGTTACTGAAAATCCTGGAAGATTAGCTGCTGGTGGAGCTATGTTATATGCATTGAAAAAATATAATGATGCTAAAAAGAAAAAAGACCAGTTTGGTAAATCTGAATATAGTGATATGGCTAACACTTCTAGTGAAATGTATTCTATAAAATAAAATATAATATTTTTTTTGGAAGCGGCGATTTCTTGGGTTTTTAAAAGTAGATTTTTAGAGTATTTATTATACAAATTATATTATTTTTGAAAAATAGAAAAATCTATGAAATTACTCGAATTTCCGCCGCTTTTAAAAAATATAAATAAATTAAAACGGAGAAAACATTTAAAATGTTAGACTTGATTATTGTGTTAGTCTGCTTATTTATTCCTTTCGGTATCTTCTCGATATTTTCACTATGTTATATTTCAAGTAAAGCAGATAAAGAATTAGAACAAATTTATAAAAAAGAATTAATTAAAAGAAATAAAAACCCATTAAAAAAAGGTTCATATGATTGCTTTAGTAATAGGCCACTCGAACAAGTCTAAAGGGGCATATAATAAAAATAATAATATTAGTGAATTTGAATTTAATGAAAAATTAGTTAATTTAATAAGTAAAGATTTAAATAAAGAGTTAATAAAGAATGAAATTATATATAGATCTAATTATAACGAATTACCTAATAAAATTAATGAATTAAAGCCTAATTTTATTGTTAGTTTTCATTGCAATGCTTTTAATACTAAAGCATCTGGAACCGAGATGTTATATTATCATTCAAGTGAAAATGGTAAAAAAATAGCTGAAATCTTTCAAAAGAATATTGTTAGTTGTTTAGAATTACCAGATAGAAATGTAAAACCTAAACATACTGAAGATCGTGGTGGTTATTTATTAAGATATACTAACGCTCCATGTATAATTTCTGAACCATTTTTTATTGATAATGATAATGATTATAAAAAAGTAATGGAACGATATTTTCAGTTTATTAAAGCTAATGTAGATAGTTTTATTGAAGTAAATGATAAATTATTTTAGTTAACGGAGAAATTTAAATGATTTCTATGTATTCTGTTATTAATGAAGGTAAGAAATTAAGATATGCTGGAGCGGCATTAACTGGATTAGGAGGATCTTTTACAGGTGGAGGACTTATTGGAGGAATACAAGGTCAACAAAAAAGTGAATATGGAAAACAAATAGCTCGTCAAAATAAAGATCCTAAAGCTGAATATGAACATCGTAAAAAAGCACCATTAAGAATGATAGGAAGATCTATTTTAGGTTCTATTCCTGTTGCTGGTGCTGTTGGTAATGTTATATCACAACGAGGATTAGAAAAACAAAAAGATGAATTAAAAAAATCTTTTAAAAAATGATAAAAAATAAACTTTGGAAGCGGCGAAAAATAGATTCTTATAGATCTAAATTCCGCCGCTTCCAAAAAACTTAATTATTATTTATTTTAAATTAAACCTTTTATTTGCTTGACTAATTTTGTGAAAGTGATAATTCGAACAAATGTCTTGATTGCATGTTAAATTCATAGCATGTTCAGAACATTTATTTTCAATTTTACTCGGACAATCTTTACTAAATCTATTAAAAGGTATAATAGTAGTTGTATCATTTGATTTATTAAATAAATAATATACTCTTACTGTTATTAAAAATATAATAAGTATAAATAATAAAAGTATTATAAACTCGTTCATTTTTTGTTCTCCTTTATATTGTCATAAATTTATATAATTCTTTATATTTATTATAATTATCACATTTATTATTGATATAGTTAAAATATCTGGGATTTTTTTCTATTGCTTTATAAATAATCTCATAACACGGATTAATTAAATTTAATAAATATATATCTAATGAAAACTGATTATAAAAACTATCTAATTTTATTTTATTTAATTCGTTAAAAATTTCTAATTGAATATCTTTATCAATATATTTAATATATCTTGTATATTTATATTTTCTTTCTTTAATTAATTTTTGATATTGATATTCTTTATTAATATTTAATTTAATTATATTTTTAATAGATATAGTAATTTTAAATTCACTTTTATTATAATAACATAAAATTAATAATACAGTAATTACACCTAATATTACACAACAACTGATTATTTTTATAGAAATAGTATTATCTGTATTCCAAATTTTAATTGTTAAAAATATATAAATAATACAAAAAACTTGATAAATTATATTTTCCCAATTATCTTGTAAATATCGTTTAATTATTATTGACATAGAAATCCATATATCTCCTTCAGTTCATTATATCTATTATAATCAGAATTAATCCATTTAAATATTTCTGGATTTGCAATTATTAATTCATTATAAAATTCAAATGAAAATTGATTAGATTTAAATAATCTTATTTCTTGTGGATGGTAAATAAGAGATTTTTTCAAATCATCGGGTGTTAATTCTAATAGTAAATTTTTAACTATATCATCAAATTCTTTTATTTTCATAATGTTAAAAACCCATATAATTCTTTTATTTTTTGATAATCAGTACATTTTGGATTAATATATTTAAAAATTTTAGGATTAATTAATAATAATTGTTGAACAAATTCAAATCTAGGATTTAATATATTTGATAATTTATTTATTGGTGTAATTTTATATTTTATTTTAAATATTATATCGTTTTCAGTTTCTTTATATAATGAATATATAATATTTATATTTTTAAAATTAGTAGTTTTATTAAAATATTTAACTTGATAATTTTTATTAAAATTTAATCTTATTATAGTAATTAATCCCATTTGATTTTCACTACATATAAAATGTAATATTATAAATATAATACTACATGAGATTATAATAATTAATATATTTAATTTCGATATTTCAACTAAAGAAAATATTAATATAATGTCAATTATACAAAAAATACTAAGTGATAATAAATAATCATAATTTGTTTTTTTAAAATAATTTTTAATAATTTGATATATTATAAACCAATTTATTTTTAGTAGCATATTATAAAACTAAAAACCCATATAATTCTTTAATTTTTCGATAATCTTTTCGACTTAATTTTCGTTTAATTAATTTTTTATAATCTTGATATAACATAAGTGGAGCTTGTCTAATAGCTTCTTCGCAAAGATTATAATCTATTCGTCCTATTAAGAAAAGATTATATGGATCATATTGAATAGCTTTCATTTTCATTTCATATGATGGCCAATGAATATGTTCAATTGTATCTGGATGCATATTAAATGCTAATTTTTTAATTTCTTTATATTGAAATTTAATTAAACCTATATAAAATGGATGTTTTTCAATAACTTTTAATTGTATTTCTTTTGATGGAAATAATATAAATTCAATGTCTGATAAATCTTTTTCGATTAATTGGATTTGTCGCTTTTTAGAAATTTGTAAGATAATATAATTATAATAAAATTTAAAAATGTTTAAAAGCATATACTCTCCTATTTAATTTAAAATTATTTATTTATAATTATATTATTTATATATTAAATTTTAGATTATTAATAAATAATTTTAATTATTTAAAAAAGGAGAAATATATGTCAAAAGAAGATCTTATAAAAATCAAAATAGATATTCTTGGAAAAGAATTATCTTTAAAACAAGCGAAAGAAATTTATCAACAATTAGATGAATTATTTCGATTTATGCCAAAAACTTTAAATTTAAATAAATACAAAGAAGAACAAAATAAAAAATATAATTTAGATAATTCTAACAATTTTAACAGACCAATTAGTGAAGTATTTTTTAAAGAAAACCAAACAACAATAAATAATATAGACATATTTAAAATGTCTTATAATTAACATTTTAATTAATTCTTGGTAGAAATATAAAATAATCTATTTTTCGCCGCTCTTAAAAAACAATATTAATAACAATTAATTTTATTGGAGAAATTTAATTATGACAACAATTAAATTCAAAAGAGGAACGCATTCTGCAGTAACAGGTTATACAAGTGGTCAAATTGGTGAACCAATTTTAGATTTAGATAATAATAAATTATATCTTGGTCAAGGGGATGGTAAAAATCCAATCCCATTAACAGTAGATGTAAATGATTTTGTAATTTATAATGATTCAGGAAACCCAGGAGAACCAGGTTTTCCTAATGGTATTTGTCATCCAGATGATTTACCTACTGGATTTACACCATTACCAGGATATGATCATAAAACATCAGATACATATGGAAATTATCAATTTTCAGATGGATCAATTATGGTCTATCGTCCTCAAACATGGATTAAAGTTGAAGCAGAAAATATAGTAGATGTAAAACCTAAATCTTATTTTGTAGATGAAACAGCAGCAAATTCAGCAGGTTATTTTTGTCACGATATATTTAAGGACGATAGTCTTACAAAAAAAGGTATCTTTTGTGATAAATATATGTGTTCAAAGAATGCAAAAGGAACTGGATATATTGCAAGCTCTATTAAAAATGGTCTTCCTATTTCTACTCATGCAGATCATAATCCGATTGCAGATTTGACAGCTTGTTCAGCTAATGCTTATCATGAATGTCTTGTTGCACCGAAAGCAAGAGACGGTGTAGATGGTGCAGTAAATGATTCTTCTATTTTCTTTTGTATACCAAGACAATTACAATCATATATTGCAATTTGTTCATTAGCACATGGTCAAAACTCATATGGTACGACATATTGTGCTTGGTATGATTCCACTTATAATTATCCTAAAGGTTGTAATAATAATGCTTTAGGAGATATTGATGATTCACAAGTTAAATGGGAATCAGATGGATATAGTAATTGTGGAAAAACTGGATCTGCTGGATATGGTGGAGGAGAAGGTAATGTTTTTGCAAAATCTACTGATAATGGCCAAAATTGTGGAATAGCAGATGTAAACGGGTTAATGTGGGAAGTAAATATTGGATTAACTTGTATTGCAACTGCAGATAGTATTGAAGATATTTCAAGAGCATCTAATGCAGTTATTACATTAACAAGTCATGGAATACTTACTGGTGCTACTGATGAAGATCCAAAATTTATTATGATTACTGGTATAGGTGGGACAGGTTGGTCAGCTTTAGATGATAAAATATTTACAGCAACTTATGTTGATGCAGATAATATTTCAATTGATTTTGATTCTTCTGCAATCGTTGATGCGTATGATGTAGGAACTAATGGTGGATCTGTAACAAGTGGAACATTTTATAAAAAATTAGATAGTGTTCAATATGTTGATTTTACATCAGATAATTCATCAGCTACAGATCATTGGGGATCTACTGGTGTAGATGCAATGATGGAAGAATTTACGCCTGAATTTTTAACAGCAAATGGATTTACTCAAAGATATGGATCTGGAGCTAATCAAGTTTTAAGTACTGAATTATCTGGTAATGATTTTGAATTATTACAAATGGGATTTCCTATTCAAGATGGTATAGATAGTACTGGTACAAATTTATTTGGTAAAGATTATTTTTATCAATATATACGAAATGAATTATGTGTGCGATCGTGTGGTTACTGGAACGCTGACTCGATTGCTGGTGTTTGGCATATGCTCTGGAACGGCACTCGGACGTATTCGCACAGCTATGTGGGGTTTCGGTGTGCCTGTTACCCTGATGACTAGAGCGCGGTAGCGCCTCTGATAATAAATAAATAAAATATAAATTTATTTTAATCATTGTAGTAATTTTTAACATTAATGACACAACTCACAATAATAAAATTTTAATTGAGTTGTGTCATTAATAAATTTTTTAATCTTATATATAAAAAGGATAATATTATTGTGTCTGAAATACTTTTAAATCGAAAATTTATTGATATGATGAAATTATTAAATATTTATTTAAACCATTTTCCAAATCATGAAAAACATGCTTTATGTCAGCAAATACGACAAACAGCATATACTCTTTATGATTTAATAATAGAAGGTGAAAAAAGATATTTTAAGAAATCAACATTGACAAATTTAGATATAACACATCAAAAGTTAAGAATGCAAATTAAATTAGCTTATGATTTAGGGTATTTCTCATATAAACATAATAAGAAAAATAATAAAGTTTATCCTTTTAAAAAATTTTCAATTATATCTAGTAGAATAGATGAAATTGGTCGTCTTATTGGTAGTTGGATTAAAATAATTAAACAAAATGAAAATTGGAAATAATTATATATTTTAGGGAAGACAATTAATGTGTGCAATCGTGTGGTAACTGGAACAATAACTCGAATGCTGGTGTTTGGAATGTGAACTGGAACAACAATCGGACGAATTCGAACAACAATGTGGGGTTTCGGTGTGACTGATAAGCTTCAGACTCATTTTTATATAAGATATATAATAAAGAGATAGAAGATTAACAGGGATTGTTCTTTCCTGCTTTAAGCGAAATCATCAAAACTAATTTTTTTAGTAGGATTTCTTATAAGAAATTTCGAAAATCAAATTAATTTAAATATTAATTATAAAAAAATAAAAAAATATGAAAAGAATTGGATTTTTATTTGAAAAAGCGTTTACAATAGAAAATTTATATGAAGGATTTTTACAAGCAAAGAAAAGTAAACAAAAGAAAAAAGATTGTTATGATTTTGAAAATAATTTAACTGAAGAATTGTTTTCTTTATATAATGAATTACACAATGGGACTTATCATCCAAGAGGGTATAAAACATTTACAGTTAAAGAACCAAAAGAAAGAGTAATACATGCTCCAGCTTTTAGAGACACTGTAGTTCAACATGCTATTTATATTATCATATATCCTATTTATAATAAAACATTTATAGACCATTCTTATGCTTGTCGTAAAAATAAAGGAACTCATAAAGCAAGTTATTATACACAAAAATGTTTACGAAATTCAGAAGATAATAGTTATACTTTAAAATTAGATATTCGTAAATTTTTTTATAATATAAATCGAAATATTTTAAAAAAATTATTAGAATTAAAAATAAAAGATAAACGATTTATCAATATATTAATGATGTTTACTGAAATGATAACAAAATTAGGTATTCCTATAGGTAATCTATTAAGTCAAATATATTCTTTAATTTATTTAAATCCATTAGATCATTTTATAAAAAGAATTTTAAAAGTTAAGAAATATGTTCGATATGTTGATGATTTTATTTTAATTGGATTAACTAGAGATGAATGTTTATATTATAAAAAATTAATAATATTATTTTTAAAAGAAAAATTACAATTAAAATTATCTAAATCAACAATTCAAAAAGTCAAAAAAGGATTGAATTTTGTTGGTTATCGTATTTGGAAAACCAAAAAGTTTATAAGAAAATTTAGTTTATATAAATTTCGAAAATTAGTTAAACAAAATAAACAAGAATCAGTAGTTTCAATTTTAGGTCATGCTAAATTTACTAATTCTTTATTTTATTTATTTAAAATTATAGGAGAATTTAATAATGTTATTAAGATACCAAAAAGTTACAGACCAGTATACAACATATACATTAAAAGAGCCAGATTATCCTGAAGATAGTAATATAAAATGTACTGAATTATGCACATTAAATAATTATACATATGTTCATATCCCTGACTCATTAGAAATGCCTGATCAACCTGAACAAATTGCTTTAGAAGAAGTTATATTAGATCAAACTTTATTAGATCAAATTAAAAAAGCTAGTCCGCATGTTCAATTATCTTATAAACGATTACAAGATAGAATTAGAAGTAAATATTCAATTGATGATGAACAGTATTTTACACGAATTAGTATTGGAGTATTAAATGGAACATATGAAATGCATCCAGACGAACCAGCATTAATTGCTGAATACCACGCTTGGGTTGAAGAAAGTAGAGAAATTGCAAGATTAGAAAGAGTTGGGTGGGGTTTAGAATTAACATAATTTTAAATTATTATTTTTAATAAGCGGCAAAATTTAGAATATATAAACTCTATTTTTCGCCGCTTTCAAAAAATAAAAATTATTATATTTTTAATGTTTTTAAAATTTAATTTAATGATATTAAAAATATAATAATATATTTAACTATTTTTATTTTAAAAGGGGATATTATGAATATAGACCTATCAACAGAAGCAGGACAAGAAACTGCTAAAGAATATATTAAAGAAACTTTAGAAAGAAATACGAATACGAATACGATAACAGATTCAGAAAAAGAAAATATTCATGAACAAAATACAGATACTATTGTTGGTGGAGTAACAAATAGTTCAGGAACAAATAATTTTACATTATCTGGTGGAACAAGTTCAACAAAAACATTAACTGTTGATGAATCTAAATCAATATCTGATAAAGTAGATAAAATTTCAGGTTCTTCATTAGTTGCTGATACAGAAATTGCTAAAATTCATTCTCAAAATACAGATACAAATCTAGGAACTCTTGAAACTAAATCAACACCAATTGATGCTGATAAAATTATTCATCGGGATAATGCAGATGAAGATAAAATTAAAACATCTACATGGACACAAGTTAAAGCGTTTTTTAAAACATATTTTGATACAATATATGACGCTTTAGGAGCTGCAAGTACAGTTCAATCAAATCTTGATACGCACACTACAACACATCCTGCTCCAACAGATCGTGATACACGTAATGATCCTGCTGGTTCTGCTTCTACTGTACAATCAAGTTTAGATACTCATACTGGAAATACAACAGATGCTCATGGAATCGATACTAAAGTAGATAAAATTTCAGGTTCTTCTTTAGTCGCAGATACAGAAATTGCAAAAATTCATGTACAAGACAAGGATCAATATTTAG